CCCGCCGACGTGGCGGGCATCGGCATGACACTCGTCACCGGCCTGCACCGCGAGCGCGGCAGCTCGGGCGGCGACAGCTTCACGATCAACATCGACGGCAGCCGGACGTTCGAGCGCATGCTGAGCAAGCGAGACCGCGACGTCCTCGACTGGTACACGCAGCGGGTGGCGTGATGGCGCAGCTTCTCACCGTGCGCTTCGAGGGTCCGTTCTTCAGCCGTGATCCCGGCAAGACGCTGCGCGGCAACGTCCGCGACATGATGGAGGCGCTCGCGGCCGAAGCCGAGGACGAGGTGAAGACGGAGATCGGTGCGCATGCGGGACAGATGCCGCGGTACACCGGTTACAGCCGCAACGCCGTCATCGGGCGCGTCAAGAGTGTCGCGGGCAAGCCGTGGATGGCCTCGATGGTCGTGAGTTCCTCGACTGCAGGCAAGGATGCCGCGGAGTCCAAGCGCACGCTCGCGGCGGCATCGAGCATCGAGGGTCGCTGGCACATCTTCCGGCGCACCGCCTCGGCCATCCGGCGCAGCCGCGCCGTCCTGCGGACCGACCTGACGAAAGGGCTCGACTAGATGAGCTGGGCCGGCGTCATCGCGGCCATCGACGCTGATCTCGTGGCGGCGGGTGCAACGCTCTCCCCGGCCATCTCGGAGATCCGCCAGGGCGAGCCGGATGCCGTGAACACGCCAATCATCGGCTACTGGTACGTCGGGGATCGCGAGTCCGAGACGGGCGGGAACAGCCTTACCAAGACGAACATCGAGGAGGGCGTGCTGGTCCGCATCTACCGCCCCGGCTCGGTGCGCGCCACGTCGCTCGATGACTCGCTTGAGGTCTGGGTCCGTAGCGCGGTGCGCGCCTGTAAGGCGGCGCTCTGGGGTGACGTTTACCTCGACGGGAACAGCATCGGGCTCAGCATCACCGATACCGTCGCGGCCTGGGAGAACGTCGCCAATGTCCTCTGCCGCACCGCCACCTTCACGGTCTGGGTTGACCAGGCGTTCGTCGACGACATTACGGTCTAGGAGTCTTCCATGGCCAAAACCTCGGGCATCGGTGCCAACTTCTACGTCGCGGAGTTCGACCTTTCCGGCGACGTCGGCTCGGTCCAGACGATCGCGTCCCGGCGCGCCATGCTGGAGGTCCCGTCCCTGACCAACACCGGCATGGAGCGCGTCGCCGGTCTGCGCGATGGCGAGATCAGCTTCACGTCCTGGTGGGATACCGCGGCGGGCGCCGCGCACCTTGCCCTCTCCGGAGTGCCCAGCGCCGACCGCATCGTGACCTATGCGAACGGCACGACACTCGGCGTGGCCGCCGCCTCGCTCAGTGGGAAGCAGATCGACTACAGTCCGACGCGCGGGCAGGACGGCTCGCTGGCGGTCACGGTGCAGGCGCTCGCCAACAACTACGGGCTCGAATGGGGGCAGCTCCTCACCACGGGCAAGCAGACCTTCGCGTCGGCCGCTGCGGGCACGAGCATCGACGACTACGGCGGAACCTCGACGGCCTTCGGCGCGGGCGCCTATCTCCACGTCTTCAGCATCGGCTCGGGCACGGCGACCGTGGCGGTGCAGGACAGCGCGAGCGCCGGTTCGGGCTTCGCCGACCTCGCCAACATGATCTTCACGGCGGTCACGGCGGCGACCTCGCAACGTGTCCAGGGCGTGAATACCGCGACGGTCCGCCGCTACATCCGCGTCAACGTGACGGGCACCTTCACGAACCTCGTCTGTGCCGTCATGTTCGTGCGCTACCTCGTCGATCCGCCGACGTGGGGCTATGCCAGCGCGGTCATCGCGGGGCTCGCCAGTGGCACGGGCGCGGCGTACAACGCGACCTGCGTCGCCAGCTAATCCTCTTCCCCCTCGGTCCCAGTAGCCCGCCGGTCGGCGGGTTTTCGCATAGGACAGAAAGGACGCCGACGTGGCCAAAGTCTCCGGTATCACCTCAACCGTCACCGTGGCGGGCAACAACATCAGCAACGACGTGACGAGCATCACGCTCAACACGCCCACGGGGACGCAAGACGTCACCGGGGTCGACAAGACCGGCGTCGAGCGGCTCTCGCTGCTCAAGGACCTGTCGGGCACCCTGACTGGGTCCTTCAATACCACCGCGCTCATGAGTCACGCGACGCTCAACACACCGGGCGTCAAGACGTTCGTCATCGCCTTCCCCGGCGCTACGGCGACGTTCAGTGCCGTGACCACGGACTATGCGCTGACCCGCGGCCAGGATGGCTCGCTGGCGTGGAGCGTGCCCTTCGAGATGAGCGACGGAACGGGTGCCGTCTGGTCGTGATGACAGGACCCCGGCGCCCGCCCATCGGCGCCGGGGTTCCTTTCCGGTGGGCACGAGGTGGGCATGAAGACGTTACGCATCGAGTTCGAAGATTCCCCCGGCCACATCCTGACCATCATCAGCCCGGTCTCGCTGGACGCCTACTTCACCGTGCGTGAAGCCTACGAGGCCGGGAACTGGGGCGAGCGGGCCAGCTTCACGGCACTCTTCGCGGCGTGGGCGCCGTTCGTGAAGTCGTGGTCACACAAGGTTCCCGTGAGCCCGGAGGCTATGGCCGGACTCGACCCGCATCCGCTGCTCGCCGCGGTGAAGGCATGGCTCGATGGGGTCCGCGACGTGCCCCTCCCTTTGCCGCGCGCGTCTTCCGCTACCGCGCCGTCGGAGTAGACAAGCCGGCCGAGCTGGAACGCGCGGAACTGCTCCACGCGCTCCTCACGACGTACCCCGGCTACACGCTCTCGACGCTGCTGGCGGAAGACGCTGAACTCCTGCGTCTGATGGCGCTCCTCGATCCCGATCTCGGAAAGGCGGAGGACTGAATGGCCGGAAACGTCGTCCGTGTCGCCACTCAGGTCACGGGTACTGCGAAGGCATCGTCGGACCTCGATCGCCTCCGTGATAAGTTCGAGCGCCTCCAGAAGCAGGGCGCCAAGGGCTTTGCCATCGGTGTTGGAGCCGGGGTCACGACGAAGGCGCTCGGTCTTCTGGGACAGGCCATCGGTGGAGTCACCGATGTTCTCGGCGATGCCGTCAATGCCGCCGTGGAAGAGGAGTCATCGGTCGCCCTGCTAGGGGCAGCCCTCCAGGCAAACATCAAGGACTGGGACGGCAACACCGCGGCGATCGAGAAAGTGCTGACGGCGCGCATGGCGCTCGGCTTCAGCGATGATCAGCAGCGCGAGTCGCTCCGGCTCCTCGTGGCGGTAACCCACGACGCGACGAAGGCACTGGCGATCCAGCGTATCGCGATGGACCTCGCCCGCTTCAAGGGCATCGATCTCGCCGCCGCGACGCTCGCTCTCGTCAAGGTCGAGAACGGCCAGTTCACCGGTCTGAAGCGTCTCGGCATCGCCCTCAAGGAAGGTGCCACGAGTACGGAGGCCCTCGCCGCAGTGCAGCGGGTCGCTGCTGGTCAGGCAGAGACCTACGCGAATATCAACAAGGGGAAACTCGAAGTCAGCCAGGTGAAGCTCGGCGAGACGATGGAGCGGCTCGGCGGCATCATCATGCCGGTCGTTGTCGAGGCCATGGGGAAGGCCGCCGATGTCGCCCTGACCGTCGCCGATGCTGTGGTCAGTCTCGAAAAAGATGTGGACGACCTCGGCGATAAGGTCGCGAAACTTGCGGATGCGGCAGGGGCGAATCAGAGCATTTGGGATGTCATCACGGATAACTGGGGCAAGGCGGGGCGTGAAGCTGACGCCCTCGCTGACATGGCTGACCACGCGGCCGAGACGTTCCAGCGGCACATGTTTCCCGCTCTACGCGATACCAGCGATGCCCTCGATGACGTGGCGGACAAGGCGGATGACGTCCAGGTCTCGTGGGAGGATCTCGTCTCCAGCTTCGAGGCCGGCGCAAACCGCCTCGCTGGTGTCGCCAGCAGCGCCGCGGATGCGATCTACGATCCGCTCATCCGCAAGGCCGAGCTTGCCGCGAACCTCCGGGAAGTCGAGGAACAGCGCGCCATCATCGCCTCGAAGAAGTCTACGGCGGAACAAATTGCCGATGCCAAGGCGCGCATCGTCGAACTCGCGAAGGCCCGCCTCGAACTCATTGCCGTCATGGTCGGTTCTGGCGAGGCCAGCGCGACGCAGATCACGACGCTGAATGACACGCTCCGCAGGGAACTCCTGACCGCGACGGACGATGAGAAGGCCGCGATCATGGCCCTCCTCGAGCTGCTCGACCGGCTGGCAGCGAAGGGCCGCGCCGCCGGGAAGGCGCTCCGCTTCACCTCCGGGGGGAACCTCAGCGTCGGGGGCGGCTTCGAGGTCCGCCAGCACGGCGGCCCCGCCATCGCTGGCCGTCCGATCATCGTGGGTGAGAAGCGCCCGGAGCTGTTCGTGCCGAACGTCTCGGGCACGATCCTGCCCAGCGTGCCGACGACCTCGGCGGGTGCGATCTCCGGCAGCGACGCCGCCGCGCGATGGCTCCCCGTCATCGCCGCGCAACTGGCCCGCCTGACGGCCCAAGAGCCCGCCGCGGCGCGGCCACAGACCGCCCGCGGTGACCTTGCCCGGCAGACGGCTCTCATGCCCGGCGGGCGGCTCTAAGTGGCCGTCACGTCCGTCCAGGTGGGCCGCGGCTCGCTGCTCGAGCTGATCGGCACGACGTACAACGTGGACCGCGCCACGCTCTACGCCCTGACCGCGGGGACGCCGAAAGAACCGCGTCTCGTGGCGATGGCGGGACGATTCCCGGCCTACGTCGGGGAGACGCCGACTGCGAAAAGCATCCCGCTCGTCATCTACATGAAGGCCGCCAGCGAGGTCACCCGGCGCACGGACTGGGCGGCAGTCGTCGCGAAGCTCGACTCGACCGCGGGGCTCGTGGAGCTGCGCTGGACGGACGGCGGGACGACCTTGCGCTACTGGTGCACCGTCACCGATGCCGCGGCCGACGTCCTGTTCAGCGTCGGCACCGCCAACCTCATCGCCCCTGATCCTATCGCGGAGACACCATGACCGCATCGAGCGCCGACATCCAGTTCACGAAGACGGCCGAGAACACGTCCGCGGGTGGCGTGAATAGCGG